AGAGGTTCAGGAAGATGTCTGCAAAAAGTATGATCAAATGTTTGGTAGTAAATTAGTTACACCCGACGAAAAGAAACTAATCCTCTGATTTTTTTTATTTTATTATGGCTAGTTTAAAAGCACTTAAAACTCCAATTCGTTATCCTGGGGGTAAGTCCAAAGCAATCAAGACTCTCTCCCAATGGTATCCGAAAGTCATTACTGAATATCGTGAACCATTCATTGGTGGTGGATCTATTGCTATCGATGTAACCAAAGAGAATCCAGATATTCCTATCTGGGTGAATGACCTATATGTGCCCCTATACAATTTCTGGGTGCAACTGAGGGATCATGGTCAAGACCTCTCTGAGAGTGTCAGGGAACAGAAAGAGAAGATGCTTGAGAGTGGCACCCAAGAAGAGAAAGATAAGTTTGCTAAGGAACTGTTCAATCAGTATGCTACTGAGATTGATACCTATGATTCCTTCCAGAAGGCAGTTGCCTTCTTTATTATGAATAAGTGCAGTTACTCTGGATTGACTGAGAACAGTTCTTTCTCTCGAACTGCTGCTAATTCTAACTTCTCTCTAGTTGGTGCAGATAAACTGGCACAGTTTTCTAAACTGATCAAGAACTGGAAGATTACTAATATTGATTACTCTGAAGTAATGAATGCCGATGGTTCTGAGAATACTTTTGTATTCCTTGATCCTCCTTATGACATCAAAGACTTTCTGTATGGAAAGAATCGTGAGATGCACAGATCATTTGATCATGAGGTATTTGCTGAGAACGTATACAAGTGTCCTCACGACTTCATGATTACTTACAATGTGAATGATCGTCTGCTTGAGTTGTATAAAGATTATCACCTTGAGTATTGGAAACTACGTTACTCTATGGTTCATCGTGGGGACAAGAATACTCAGGATAATGTAAAGACTGAGTTGCTTGTTACAAACTATTCTCTTACTCCACCTACACCACTAGAGGAACAATGGAACTGAAAGATTGGATGAACTCGATAAACTTTAATAAGGAAAACCTTATTAAAGAAAACCCCGACTCCGTTAAACAATACCCACCCTTCATCATAAACAAGTGTCTATCTGGACATCTTGATGCAATCATGTTTGCTAATGAAATGAATAAGTATCATTTCTTAGATAAAGATATGCAATATTCATTCTTGCTAAATAGTCTGAGGAAAAAGAAAAGATTCTCTCCATGGATTCGTAAAGAAAAGATTGATGATTTGGATGCCATTAAACAATATTATGGATATTCAAATGAGAAATCAAAAGAAGCTTTAAGAATTCTTTCTAAAGAACAAATTATTTTTATCAAATCTAAGATTGAAAAGGGTGGAAAAAAATGACTAAAATTGTTGAACCACAGGTTACTTGGTCTTCTTCTATGATGGTGGAGATCAGTCTTCGTGAACCAGATGACTTCCTGAAGGTTCGTGAAACATTGACTCGAATTGGTGTTGCTTCTCGTAAAGAAAAAAAGTTATATCAATCTTGTCATATTCTTCATAAGCAAGGCAAGTATTATATTGTCCACTTCAAAGAGTTGTTTGCCCTTGATGGTAAATATGCAAATATTACTGTAAATGATATTCAACGTAGGAATAGAATTATTAAACTTCTTGTTGATTGGGGACTAGTTGAACTACTAGAGGAAGAAAAGATTATGGACATCGCACCACTCAATCAGATTAAGGTTATTGCTTATAAAGAGAAGGGTGAATGGTCACTAGAGCAAAAATATAATATTGGTTCTAAGAAGAAAAAGGAAGAGGCATGAAAAAAATTCTCCTTAAGGATTTCATTTTCCAGGGGAGAGTAAAAGATCATGAATTAATCCGAGATGAACTTCTCTCCGAAATCGAAAATGCAAATCATACAACAATAGAACGAAGTCCAGGATCAATTGATAGCATTTCAAAACTTGATTGGGATTCTGCAAAAGATAGAGATCGTAAGTGGGTCACATTATTTGACGAACATTTCTTTTGTGTGATAGAAGATTTTCTTTCTATGACACCATATTTGTCTATTGAACTGAGTGAGATGTGGTTTCAGCAGTATGTAAAATGCGATATGCATAATTGGCATACTCATGGTGAACAGTATACTGGAGTTTATTATCTTGAATTTCCTAAAGGAAGTTCTAAGACAGAATTAGTTTTCCCTTATGACCACAGTAGACATCAAATACCAGTTGCGGAAGGAGATATAATTTTTTTTCCTGCTCATGTTGCACATAGAGGAGCAACTAATTTTACTGATAGAAAAACAATAATCTCTTTTAATTTTTCTATAGGGAATGATTATCAAGAAATTCTTGATTTTAGTGTATTGAATTCCTCACAATAAAGTACGGTTTTCCACTTTTAGTTTTTTCTCTTCTATGGTTAAATAATGATGGATGCCTTTGGGGTCCACACAATCAAATCTTGCTTTTAAAGGAGAAGTACAAATGGATTTAATGAAGTACAACGCCGCCAACGTAAATCAGTTGTTTGAGCGTATAAATAAGAATAGCATCGGTATGGATGAATACTTTGATCGTCTGTTTAATCTGCATGAAACAACGACAAACTATCCTCCTTATAATCTAATCACGGTTAGCAACGTAGAATCGAGACTAGAACTTGCCCTTGCGGGATTTAAAAAAGCACAAGTAAATGTCTACACACAAGACGGTAAACTCTTTGTCGAAGGACAAAGGGAAGATGGAGAAACTGGAACAGAATACGTCCATAGAGGAGTGGCTCAACGATCTTTCACAAGGTGCTGGACACTCAGTGACGAGACGGAAGTTAGATCAGTTAGCTTTGAGGATGGGCTTCTGAGTATTACACTTGGTAAAGTAGTTCCAGATGCACACAAAAGAAAGGAGTGGTTTTGATACCCTGACTAATTTTTGCTGCTGTTGATACAGAAGTGTATCATAGTGATACAGTATAATCTATATAATTATGTAATCTGATGGAGAATATATGAACTTCACCATGACTACCATATTTTTTGGTACAGCAGCATCTCTTTTTAGTTGGGGAGTGCTATACCCTGTTCTGTCCTGATACATCCTGACTAAATAAAAATGAATATCGTCGTCGCAGACGGGGAGGTAACTGGCAAAATCCAGTTTGACAACCCTCTTTTTTATTGGTATAATGAGTTGAGGACTTTAGGAACTAATGACTGTAAAACTTGCATTACTCAAATCTGGTGAAGAAATTGTCACCGATGTAAAAGAGATGATCAGTGGTGATGAGGGAGACCAAAAAGTAGTTGGTTATTTCTTTAAGAAACCCTGTATCGTTCGGATGAAAAATATTGAAGGTGTTGGTGAAGAAACACAAGTAACTTTTGATATTTCACTTATTCCCTGGATTCCCTTAGCAAAGGGTCCAGTATTTCCTGTAGCAATGGATTGGATTATTACCTTTGTAGATCCAATTGAGAAACTACAAGAAGCATATCAAGAACAAATTTTAGATCAAGAGGACGCAGCATATGGAGAAATCAGTGGTACGGATTATGGTTTTAGTGGACCAGACTCTACTGATTAGTGAGATTGAAGAAGTTGGTGCGGATATTGGAGAACCTGATTGCAAATTGATAGAACCATTTGTAATCAATTCTGATAGAACACTGTCACCATGGTTGATTGATATTACAGATGAGAATCAATTTATGATTGCATCTGATAAAATATTGACACTTGTAGAACCTAACTTTGCACTTTTGAACAAATATCAAGATCTATTGAAATGAATTTTTACACCAATGTCCAAATGATCGGGAACAAGTTTTTGTTTCGTGGTTATGAGGATGGTAAATCTGTGATGTATAAAGAAGAGTTTTCACCAACTCTCTTTGTACCTTCTAAAGGTAAGACGAAATACAAAACCCTAGACGGAGAATGTGTTGAACCCATCAAACCTGGTGGTGTTCGTGATTGTAGAGATTTCTACTCAAAGTATGAAGACGTTCGGGGTTTTGCCATTTACGGCAATGACCGATATATCTGCCAATATATTTCTGAGAAATATCCTCAGGAAGAACTGAAGTTTGACATTAATAAAATCAATCTAGTTACACTGGACATTGAGGTATCTGCGGAAGAAGGTTTCCCAGATACCTTGTCTTGTTCTGAGGAAGTTCTGTGCATCACTATTCAGAACTATGCTACTAAGGAGATTATGACTTGGGGTGTTAAACCCTTTGAAGTCAAGCAAAAGAATGTTAAATATTTTCACTGTAGTACAGAACGTGGAGTTCTTCAGACCTTCTTAGATTGGTGGGTAGATAATCCTCCCGAAGTTGTAACTGGATGGAATGTCCAACTATACGATATTCCATATATCTGTGGACGACTAGAACGTGTACTAGGTGAGAAGCAGATGAAACGTTTTTCACCATGGGGTCTTGTGACTCGCAGAGAACTGAAGATTATGGGACGAGATCAAATCTCATATGACGTTGGTGGTATCTCTCAGTTAGACTATCTTGAACTGTATAAGAAGTTCACTTATAAGGCACAGGAGTCATATCGTCTAGATCATATTGCGAATGTTGAGTTGGGTCAGAATAAACTTGACCACTCTGAGTTTGATACCTTCAAAGATTTTTATACTGGTAACTGGCAGAAGTTTGTAGAGTACAACATCATTGACGTTGAACTTGTTGACCGTCTGGAAAGCAAGATGAAACTCATTGAACTCGCAATCACTATGGCATACGAAGCAAAAGTTAACTATAGTGACGTTTTCTACCAAGTAAGGATGTGGGATGCTATCATTTATAATTATCTAAAACGTAGGAACATTGTTATTCCTGCTAAGAAAGATGGAAGTAAATCCGAAAAGTATGCTGGTGCCTATGTTAAAGAACCGATTCCTGGAAAGTATGACTGGGTTGTGTCTTTTGACCTTAACTCTTTGTACCCTCATCTTATTATGCAGTACAACATCTCACCCGAGACACTACTTGAGGAGAGACATCCTACTGCGAGTGTTAATAAAATCTTAAATAAGGAGATCACTTTTGATCTCCATAGTAATTATGCTGTGTGTCCCAATGGGGCAATGTATCGTAAGGATGTTCGTGGTTTTCTTCCTGAGTTAATGGAGAAGATGTATGGGGATCGGGTAATCTTTAAAAAGAAGATGCTTGTGGCAAAACAGGAATATGAAAAGACCCCAACTAAAGCACTGGAAAAGGAGATTGCCAGGTGCAACAACATTCAAATGGCTAAGAAAATCTCTCTTAATTCTGCTTATGGTGCTATCGGTAATCAGTATTTTAGATACTACAAACTCGCAAACGCAGAAGCAATCACTTTGTCTGGACAAGTAAGTATCCGATGGATTGAAGGTAAAATGAATGGTTATCTAAATAACCTTTTAAAAACCGAGGAAGTCGATTATGTTATTGCATCTGACACTGACTCAATTTATCTTAACCTTGGACCTCTTGTTGATAAATTTTTTAGTAATAAGTCTGACGATAAAACAGCAATTGTTAACATACTTGATAAGATCTGTCAGGACAAAATGGAACCGTTCATCGAATCTAGTTATCAAGAACTTGCGGATTACGTTTCGGCATACGATCAAAAAATGCAAATGAAACGTGAAAATATAGCAGATCGTGGCATTTGGACTGCCAAGAAACGTTATATTCTTAACGTATGGGATAGTGAGGGTGTTCGATATGAAGAACCTAAACTAAAAATTATGGGTATCGAAGCTGTCAAATCATCAACTCCAGCACCCTGCCGTAAGATGATTAAGGACGGACTTAAACTGATGATGAATGGTACAGAAGAAGATGTAATTAACTTTATTGATAAGTCCAGGGAAGAGTTTAAAAAGATGAAACCAGAACAGATTGCTTTTCCTCGTTCTGTATCTGACGTTCAAAAGTACAAATCATATTCAACAATTTATTCTAAAGGAACACCGATTCATGTAAGAGGATCTCTCTTATTCAATTACTACATCAAGAAGAATAAACTTGATCACAAATATTCTTTGATTAATAATGGTGAAAAGATTAAATTTTTGTATTTGAAAAAACCAAATACAATACATGAGAATGTAATCTCCTTCATTCAAGATTTTCCCAATGAACTTGGAGTTGACAAATATATAGACTATGACTTACAATTTGAAAAAGCATTCTTAGATCCACTCAAGACTGTTCTTGATTCTATTGGATGGTCTATTGAAAAGACAGTAAACTTGGAGTTATTTTTCGTATGAAAGACCAATATACAATTGATGATGAAGAATCTAAAAGGGATAAATGGAATCGAGGATTAGATCTCTTTATTGAGTCCGTGCTTAAACCAGATCCAGCCTTAAGGCAATGTGCTCACAATCAAAAGTGCTATAATGAACTGATAGATGTGCGAATAGATGTGTTAGAATATTTGAAAACAAAAAGGTGGGGATGAAAGTACCTATAAAATTGCATAGACCCTTTGGTCCATTTATTTTGGAATCTACCTGCCCACAAAGTATTGTGGATTCTCTTAATCAATTTACAGAAGAATCTGCAAAAAATCCTGAGATGAGTGATAAGCATTGTTATTCATCTGGCAATATACCCAATCTACTTCTTCGTGATTTTGAGGTTGTTTATTTGACCGAAGACTTCTGTGAAGACATTGGTTTTAAACAATATGTTGAGATGCTAGGTAACTATTATCTTGATAATATTGACACCCAAAATCATACTTATTCTGAAGTAAAACTCTCCATCATTAATGAGTTTTTAGATGAGCAAAAAGATTTTGAGTATTCTGATAAAATGATTTATGCTGATGCCTGGGTAAATAGATACTACTCTGGTGACTATACCCCTTTGCACGACCATGGATCAGATCTTGCTGGAATTCTTGTATTAAAGTATCCAGAAAAAGAATTGAGTGAAGAGAATACTAAAAATGTGCAAAGTGAGGGAAAGAATTATAAAGGTGCTGGAAGAAGTGGTGGAAGGGTTCAGTTTATTAATGGAATGAATAATACATTTGTATCTGATGAATATTCACCAGAACAATTTGAGTGTCAAACACTATTGTTTCCTGCTTGGTTAAGTCATTTGGTTTATCCAATGAAAACTAATACTGAAAGGAGAACACTGAGTTTTAATCTAATCTCAGATAAATCATATTATGAACGTAAAGGAGAATTTTAATTATGGATTTTTTAAAAAATATAGTAAAGGAAATCGGAGATGACTTTACCAAACTGGCA